GGCGGGCGGAGCCGCCGCGGCGACCCAGCTCCTCGACCACAGCGACCCGGCCCTTCAGGCCGTCTATGTGGACCCGCTGATCTGCCCGCGGGACACCTGCTCGGTCGACACCCTGCCGCCGCTGGACCTGGGCGAACTCGACGCGACCCGGCACTCCTGATGGCAGGCGGCATATCCCGCGATGTCGATCCCGCCGTCGTCGGTGGCCGCTGCCCCGAGCTGCCGCGAGACCTTGTCGAGGATCATCACGAGCGCCCAGTCGGACGCCGTGAACGTCGTTCCGAATGCGGAGTTGACCATCGCGGCCGTCCTGGCGAAGTGTTTCGCCGGTGGTCCGTACTTGCCGTGCCGGTCGCGGACGGCTGCTATCGACTGCTCTAACATGTGCTCGGCCGCTGTTCTCGTTTCGATCATGTGTCGCTCCCTTAGTTCTCGGATCATGGTCAGAGCGAACGAGGCTAGAGAACCTCCCGTCCCAGTCCAGCAATTAGCAGGACCGAGCCTGCGGCAGAGCTGCTCCGCGGCGGCGAGGTCGTCTTCGGTCACGGCAGCCGGTATCCCAGCGACCACAGGATCCGGGCGAGATCGCGGCCGGCCCCCGAGACGGTCTCCTCGGCCAGGTCGGGGAATAACTGATGGAGACCCTCATGGATCTCCGTCTCGAGGCGAGCCCGTCCCCGGAGCCGCTGGTCGATCAAAACTTTCCTTTCGAGGTCCGGCCGTTTCTCGTCTGGCGTGATGCTCCAGCCAGCGGCCCGGCCCCGGAGCCTGGCATACCTCCACAGGACGCGGAGGCCGCGGATCTGGAAGTGATGGTCGCCACTCACGACGACCTCACTCGGCCGTCGGCCGTGATCCTGTGGTTCGACACGTCAAAGGATCCGTCCGCGTGGACCGTCACGGCCGCGAAGCCGTGATTCCATTTGTTCAGCCTCGCGTATTCCGGACGAAGGTCACACAGGCAGCCGGTCGACCAGCAAAAGACCTCATGCCCGAACATGTCGGGCTCGCAGTGTCCCGAGGTGCGGTGGCCGTGGCCCTCGAGGACGGTGTGGTGGAGTCGCAGGAACGCTCCGCGGGCCTGGTTCACCGGGGCCGAGATCCCCTTCCCCTTTTCGTGTCCGTGGAGGATCGGCAGCTTCCCGGCCATGATCGGCCGCTGGTCGTCCACGAGCGTGATGTCGTGCTGGTCGAGACGGAGCCAGGACGCGAGCCCCATCTCCGGCTCGTCGGATATCTCCGGGGCGTGTTGCCACAGCCAATGCGCCCAACGCTCCTCATGGTTTCCCGTTTTGAACACGATCGGGATCGTGGGGAACTCCTGGCGGATCCACGACACGAGCTGGCGGATCTGCTCGATCTCGCCCTTGAAGTTTCGGTGTCGGGGATTCTTCGTCCAGCGACTGATCGCATAGAAGTCGCAGGTGTCGCCGTTCAGGACCAGGGCGTCGATCCCGCTCGACTTCAGGTCGGCGACCGCGGCCCCGAGGGCGACCTCGGAGTGATACGGGACGTGGATATCCGACAGGACGCCGATCGTCCCGACGACTCCCAGGTCGTGAGTCTCCCAGGGCTCGGCCTTGCTCTTCGGCATCGTCACCACCTCGCCGGCGACCCGCGGCTGCCGGTGGAGCGACTTGTCGGCCGCATTGCCCCGCTGCTGCCGACCCTTGATTCCGAGCTGGTGCCGGATCCGCTGGTATCCCTGCTGAAGTGTGATCGCTCCGCCTGTCTCGTCCGCGAGCCGGCGGCCCAGCGTCCGGGCCGGGGCGTCTGGGTGCAGCTCGACGAGCTGCCGGGCCATACGCGTGATCTCGTCGCCGCCGATCTGGCCCTTGCGCATCCGGCCCTCCGTGCTTGGGTCGGCGGCCGTCCCTGGCCGCGGGCCTTCACCCTACGCTATGGGGTCCGCGGATCAATCTCCGGCTGGGCCGTCGAGCCAGGCGGCAGGCCGAGCCATTTCGCCCCGGCAGCGTTCATGGCGGCTTGCCTGCCGTCGCAGCCGCAGGGGCCACCGACGACGGCCTCGACTCGCTCCTTCGTGATCCCGATGGCGGAGAGGCCGGCGGCGACGTAGTCGCCCAGGCCGGCGGCTGTCCTCGCCGGGCGCGTTCCGCAGTTGCGGCGAGTGTTAGGCGAAGAAACAACTGCGCCGCAAACGCGACACGAAAGCGTCTCGCCATCAATGTCGCAATCGCTCATGCGCTTGAAAACACTTCCGCCCTGACTGTTGGGCTACTGGGAATCCATGTACCAGTGCCGAGGCTTCCGTAATCGCCGTCGATTATTAGATTTTGCTCGCCGCTAGGGGTTCCTAGAGTTATTGAATGTATGGTAGCCGAAACCTCGCAGCCAAATTGCTTTACGGGAGACTGCGTAAGAATACATTCCGGGTCTGGATTCGGGATAGAAAATGTTTTGGATAGCGGAAAGTTTGTGTCGGCAGTCAAAGTGTATTGATTATTCAAATATGTAGGATGATTTGGCAACTCGCGCAAGCAGGAGTAACTGTCTATTTGCGTAACTCCAAACTTTGATTTTAGCGTAGTAGGAAACACCGTACCGACTGATTCAGTAAGGCGGCTATCTGTGACCACAATGCCGTCAGAAAGTTCCCTCAAGAAGTCTATGCCACCAAAAACCCCAAAAACATCATCACCAACATAAGGCCACGGTGACGGCTTGGTAGTGTTTGAGGATAACGGCCGAAACCAAGTTTGATAACGATCCTTTTCGTAAGTGTTTCCATATTGCGAATAAGCGTTTTGACACCTAACGGCGAAATCGAAAGGAACATAACCATCCCCGCCGAAGGTCTGTTTTACCCATTGCAATTGAACGTAGACCTCATTCCCAACACACTGATTTTGCGTTGGAAAAATACCCCTAAAGCCGACATTTATGTACCTTCCGTTGGATTCGTATGAAAACAGACTGCCCCACGGCCGCGCTGCTAGGTAAAAAACTCCAGCGGGGAGAAGCCGAAACTTTGTTTTTGAAATCTTTCCGACATCAACCTTGTATTCTTGCGATTTACTAATGGTGGTTACTGGATCAGATGTTGGCGAAGCCTTGTTGACGTTAGTGTAGGTAAACTGTGATCGGTAGTCGTCTCGCGCAGAATCTATTTCGACTTCAATATCAATGTAGTTGATTATTGTTCCGCAAAAACAAGTAGCGCAACACTGGCATCCAGGAAAAAACACCATTACGAGCACTCCGCAGCGACAACGTACCAGCGGCCGTTCGCGTGAAGCGCGACCGAGACGAACTTCCCGCTGGCAATGTTCGCGTATTTGTTCACCACATTCTCGACCGTCGTTCCGCTCGTTTGCGTCTCGTTCGGTGGCGTGCCGCTCTCCCAGACGTTCAGCGTCGCCACCGTGCCCTTATTGAACGCGGCCGAGGTCTTACACAGCCGGAGCGAGTAGTCATCGGTGTCGCCCCCTACATCGCGAAACCGGATCCCCGGCATGTCGCGATTCCCGGCCTCGTGGGCCTTCGTCGCCGCGATCACGCGACGGGCTCCGTCCTCGGAGAATGCGACTGGCTTGGTCATGCGATGAAGACCGGCGCCCCGAAGCCGGTCGTGAAGTCAGCGGTCTCGTAGATGTCGACGCCGGCCCCGTTGTTGATCACGGTCGGCTTCTGGCCGACGGATTTCTTCGTGCCGTCGTTGTTGAGGGCGACCGGTTGCTTCACCGGCTTCCCGTCGTTGCCGGTGATCGTCTTCCGCTCGCCGCTGACCTTCTCCATGAAGCCAACGTCCCACGGCTTGCATTTCCAGGTGTCGGGGTCGTACCGAAACTCCCAGTGGGCCTCGATGTAGTCGAGAGTCGCCCCGTCTTCCGTTCCGTCGAGCTTCGAGACGCTGACCTTCTTCGCGCTCTTCAGGTAACACTTCACCGTTTTTTCGGGGTAGTTGCTCCAGCTCGCGTTGTTCAACTTCCCGGCGTAGGCACTGGCGGCAGACCCGAAGGCCGCGTCCGTCTCGTAGCACTTCACGAGCGACCAGGCGACCTCCTCGCGCTCTCGCTCCAGGCCTTCGAGCGGATCGCCGGCCGCGTTCGTGATTGAGACTCCGCTCGTGTCGCGGAAGACCGGGACGGTCGCGGTCCCGCCGCTTCTCTCCCAGGAGTCCTTCGGGATCCCCGAGGCCTGGGGCGTCTTCGAGGGGGGCGGGACGTAATACTTGACCGCGAACATCCACCGCATTCCCTCGCGGCCTTCGGCGTCGAGCGTGAACTCCATCGCCTTCAGCGCGGAAAACTCGGGGTGTGAGGCACCCCACACGATCCCGCCGGTGGCGAGTGTCTGAAGGATCTCGAGGCGGGTCGTCGTCGGCGAGTCGACGCGGACCTGCCAGCGTTCGGTCGCCTGGAGCGACTCGCCGAACTTGCCGGAGAGCGAGGCTCCGTCGAGGATCCGCTGGTAGGAGACGACAGCCATTAGAAGTCCTCGACGACGGTGAAGCCTTCGCCGCCCGTGTTGGCGGCGATCTCCTCGAGGACGGAGAGCTGCTGCTCCTGCACGTCACCGGCCCCGCCTCGCATGATCCGGAACATCTCGGTGATCCCTTCGGTCGACCGAGAGTCGATACCCTTGATCGCCTGGGCCACGTCGACCACGACGGTCTGCTTCAGCTCGACGGGCGTTCTAGACGCCTCGTCGACGGAGTTTGCCGCGGCCTCGGCTGCCGCGATCGACGCGTCGAGCGAGGTCACGAGAGGGCCGGCGATAGCCTGCCCGACGTTCGGAGCGTTGTCGGCGAACGCGGCATTGAATCCGGCTTGCATCTGCTCGACGTTCGTCGTGATCCCGTCCGAGATTGATTGATTGAATGCCGAGGCCCCGGCGACGACAGCGTCGAGCGTCGACGTATCGAAACCGAGATACGAGCCGATCTCCTTCGCCACCGTCGCGAGGCCCTCGAAGGCCCCAGTAAATCCGAGGACGATCATCCCGAGGCCGGCCTGGGCTCCGTTGAAAACGCCTGACAGGAAGGAGGCCGTCCGGTTCATCAGGTCGCCCACGTCTCCCCATTGCTGGCCGACCTGCGACAGGTAAGAGAACGTCGACCCGAAGTTCTCGATCAGGTAGTCTCCGATCCCGGCCAGGAATCTTGCCCCCTGTAGGATCCCCGCCCCGATCGCCTGGCCGATGTTGGCTCCGCCGATGTCTCCGACCAGCGTCGTGAACTGCTCGGAGATCGCAGTGATCGCCGGGGCGAGGTACGCGACGACCTGCTGGACGACTCCCTCGATCGACTTTGCGACCATCGTGAACGAGTCGTTCATCGCCTCGACGTTCTGGCCCTGGGCGTTCGTTAGCGTCAGCCCGAGTCGCTCGGCCTGCTCGCGAGCGGCCGCGATCCCTTCAGCCCCGCCGGAGAAGAGCGGGAGCAGCTCGGCCCCAGCCTTGCCAAAGATTTGAACGGCAGCGGCGGCCCGCTGGGCCTCGGTCGGCAGGGCCGCGATCGAGGAGGCAATCGCGTCGAAACGATCGGCGGCCGACATCGCGTTCAACTGCTCCACCGATAGGCCGAGGCCGGCGAAGGCGGCCGTCGCAACCTTCGATCCGCCGGCCGCCTTCGCG